TCAATCCGGTACCGATGGGTCTACGACGGGCAAACTCAGGTCGTACACGTCGAGCATGGATTGGTCCCGGTGGCCGCTGGCAAGCTGCTTATCGGCGCGTGTGCCAGGCGTGTCGGTGATGCCTTTGCGCTTTAGGTCATGGAGGGAGAAGCGCTGCTCGGCAGTGAGGATGCCTTCGCGCATGGCTGTGATCATGAGCCGTTGCCAGGCGGTGTCCAAGCTTGATTTGCGTAGCGGCGTACCCTTCTGCGAGACCAGCAAGAAATGATCTCTGGGCAATAGCGGCGTCGGGCGCGCGTGTTTCGTCACCGCCTGTTTTCTATATGCCACGGCCGCATCCCATACGCTGCGCAGTCGCGGTGACCACCGCACTACGTTATCGCGACTGCCTTTGCGCCGGTTGGTGGTGACACCTTCCTGGGATGCGTTGGCGTCGGTCAACGTAATAACCTCAATGCCCCGCAGCCTCAACAGGTACGCCAGCTCCATGGCGATCCACAGGTAGGGCGCCACGCTACCCTCAGAGTGCGCAGCGCGCTCCCCGCGCGCCTGCGCAAATTGCAGCACGCGCGCATAGACCTCGGCGGCTGGCAGACGACGCTGTTGGCGCTCTTTGGCCTGTTCGACCCCCTGTGCAGGGTTGTGATTGCAGTGGCCGCGGTTGACACCCCAGCGAAACACGCGGCGCACGTAACGCAGGATCTGGTTAGCTTGGGTCGGGGTGTCGTTGGCGATGCGATCAACCAGGCGCTGCCAAAATTCGGGGGTCATGCGGGCGACGTCGAGCGTGCCAAGCGGCCCGATTGCGGTCGTGGTGGCCTTCGTGATGCGAGCGAGATAGGTGTAATTGGCCTGCGTGCGCGCTGCAAGCTCTTTGAACTGTCGGCTTCCGTGAAATTGCTCCAGCAGCCAAGCAAGGCTCTTTTTGTTGACGCCTGAAAGCTCTTCGCTGATTTTGTGCAACTCGGAAAGAAGCGCATTTGGCCCGGTGACACGTTGACGACGCGCCTTCGGGGTGTGTTGAATGGTGTACCAAACCTTGTCGCGTCGATCCCAATAGATTCCCTTCGGGATCTTCTTTTGATCGATGTGCCCCGGAATGGTGGGCTCGTGCTTTCGCTTTCTGCCACGGGTCATAGGATGTCGGGGCTGTAGGCCTGGTCGTTGCTTGCTTCTTTCACGCCAAGGGCTGCATTTAGCGCCTCGATTGTCGTCCATGGGCCTTCTGCCCCATCGAGCACGCGAATGCCTTGCTGGCTCGCCCAGCGCTTTATCGCGGTTGCCGTGCTCTTACCAGAAAGCTCGCGCAGTTGCTTTGCTGGGACGATGTGATGATTGGGGCTCATAACGTAAGTCTTATGACTTATTGGCTTCCACTATCTGTAGGCGGGTTGCAAATAGCCATTGCGGTGTCGATTACGCCGTCAACAGCGCACTCAGTCAAAGCGCGGCATGGGTGAGCGTGGGGGTGGCAGTGGTTGGTGTGGCTGTCGCAATTGTTCCGCTGTTCCATCATTAAGCTCATGCCAATTACTCCGGATAAGCGTTGTGTTTGACGCCATCGAGGAGGCGGTCGGCGGCGTGCTCGGCACAGCAATGCGTGCATCCCTCCGAAAATCGCGAGCAGCCGCGCAATGAGTTCCAAGTGACATCGGTCCATTCAATTTTGCTCTGATCAGCCATTGAATCCTCGCAAGGTGGAGTTCATTGTTGGCAGCACAATCTGAGCGAGGATAGGTATATGTTTGCGCGCATAATTGTCGACGAATGGCACTTCAAGGTTTTCGAGTTCCCAGATGGCAAGCAGGTGCTTGTGACCGTTAACGAAATAGCAGTGACTCCTAGTCATCAACACGTTTTTAGTGCGAAATGGAAGCTGTATGAAGGCGCAGCTGATGCCTCGCGCACGCCGCTTCACCAAGGAGTTACTGATGATAGAAGTTCTGCCGAAACGGCCATCGGCAACGCAATGGGTGCCGTTCACGAGTGGTTGAGGCGGAACGGAATGGATCCCTGCGACATCTAGCGATAGCGAATTCATGCGTCCTCCATCAGCGCACGAAACAGCGCGGCCGCGGTGCGGCATGGCACGGCGTTACCGATTTGCTTGGTGATTTCGGTGTTGTTGCCGGCGAAGTCGTACACTTCATCGCCATCATCGAATGACATCGCGCGTGCGAGCTCTCGGTAGTTGAGCATCCGGTAGAGGATGTCGATGCGGTACGTGTCGGCAGCAGGCCGGGCGATAGCCAACTCGCCACGGTTGGCGCCTGTAACTGTGCGGAGAGGATCGTCTACGCTGTAGACGCGGCATTCGCCGTGATGCGTGAGGGGAAATACGAACGGCTGGGCCACGCCGGCGTTCTGCTTGCTCACAACCGTGTGCACGGGGTCGTTGGCGCTACGTACGGCATTCGGTCCGCTGCCGGTCTGGTCGGTGCGGATCATCACAGGCTCGGCCATGCCGAACCGTCCCTTGGTGGTGATGGCTGGCACAGGTTGTTGCACGGATTGCGCAGTGAGGCCGCTGCCGCTGCTGTAGTAAGGCGCCAGGATGGAAGTGGTCATGTAGCCGGCGCCGCGTGTGGTGGCTGCTGGTACAGGCTGCTCCGTGCTCTGGGCTCCGCGAATCTGGAAGCCATTGGGCGGCGACACCAGTAGCGGCTCAATGAAATGCGGTGATGCGCCGTTCCCACCTGTGGTGATCGTGGGCACTGGTTCTGAAAGCTCCCGCGCAGTGCCGCCGGAGCCGAACGCCATGACCAGACCGACATGCTCGCCGCCGGCCGTGAGTGTGGGTATCGGCTGACTGATGTCCTTCGCCGATCGCTGCAACTGCTCGGGGCGCGTACCGCGTAAGTGCAACAGGATCGGGTCTACCGCTTCGCCCGGTACGTCCAATACGGGCTCGTGACCATCCAGCAGTGCTTGCAGTGCTTCGATGTATGGCTCAGGCCACTGGTATCGCTTCGCACCTGCGAGAATGCGGCGCAGCGTGTTGGGTGCCAGGGGCTTCTTGCGCCTGAATATGGATTTGCCCGGCGTCGACCAGTCGATGATTTCGACGGCACCGCGCCATTGCTGGCGGGAGCCGAGTAGATCGGCGGTGGCGCTTCGGGCGTGCGTGGGCTCAGGCCAGCGCAGCGGTTTAGCGTCGCTGCACCCGATCAGAAAGAACCGTTCGCGTGTCGTGGCGTCGCCGTAATTGGCGCAGCAGATAACGCGATAGTCGAGGCGAAAGCCGATCGCGCGCAGTGCGTCACACCAAGCGCGGAAGTATTCGCCTTCACGGGAAGGAATCGGCCGCCCGGTGACCAGGCTGCACGGACCCCATTTCATGAATTCGGGCACGTTCTCAACCATGATCCGCTTCACCCGCAGTTCGGTACACCAGCGCACGACGTGCCACGGGTCCATGCGCTGCTGATCGTTCACGGGCTTGCCGCCACGTGCACGGCTGTGGAACGTGCATGCGGGTGAAGCGATCAATGCATCCAGGTAGCCTTCCGGGACCAGTTCCAAAGGCCGGGCGTTTTCAAGATCGGCGCAGTGATGGCGGCAGCCAGGATAGTTGCGTGCATGCGTCTCGATAGCCGTGGGCCAATGGTTGACCGACACGACTTCCAATTGCATGCCCATCTGCTTTGCCGCGCGCACGGCGCCGGTGATGGTGCCACCCGCGCCGCACCACAGGTCGGCGATCAGCGTCTTGCGCACCTTTGTCTTTGTGCGAGCGGTGGTGATATTGCCGTCTGCCATGGGTCCGTTCTGTTCAGTATCAGGGGCCGGTTACTCTCGTCCGGCGCTGGCGTTCTCTTGTCCAGCAGGTGAGCGCACTCTGCGCACTGTCACCGGCTATCTGCTCCGGTCGCGATCCAGCCTTGTGCCGCTGGCGGCTGCCACCACATGCCGCGCTCGGGTCCCGGGTGGCGGGGATTCCTCTGCGCCGCCCTCGCGGGCGCTTCGGGATTGCCTCCTGTTATCCGCCCTGTAAGCAGCGGATTGCAGTGTCATCCGGTACATCGATTTCCAGCGCAAACTCAAAGGGACGCGTAGGGTTTGGCTTGATGCGGATAGGCCACGCCGGTACCGGCAAGTCATCCCCGGCTTGGTCACGCGGCGCCACACCTACAAGCCAACCGGTTGCATGAGAGGGCGTGTATTGGCCGAACACGATCAGACTGCTGCATTCGCTGACGGACTCCACCAGCCATTCAATGGGGTCGCCGCTGGCGCAGTTGTCGTAGTCGTCGCCACCTGGTGTCAGTTCGCCGAAGGTGTCATCGCCATATCCGCCGAAGATGAGTGTTTTCATGGAGAAACCCTTACTGGGATTGGAGAGGGTGCCGGTCTCTCCCGGCTGTCACGTCTAGGTTTTGGGGCCTGCTGAGTGGACCGACGTTCCGCACCCTTCTCCCCGTGGCCCTTGGGGGGCTGTGCTATCCGGTTTGCATCAGCCAGAAAACGAGGGTCGAAGCCCTGCCGGATTTTCAGAAGTGGCCGGATATGCCGCCGGCCTCGGCGCCGCCTACGGTTGAAATGTGCCGATAGTCAGCACAGCGGCATCGCCAAGTTGCTCTGCCAGCACCGACTTGAACTCCTTCGCGATCTTTTCGATCGTTGCTTCACGCTGCTGCCAGCGCATGGCGAACACGGGTTTGTCGTCTTTGGTGATGACGGAAAAAACCAGGCGGAACGTACGCGGGGTGAGACCGAGATACGGTTCGCATACGAAGTTGAAGCCGGCCGGTAAGCCGTTGTCGGACTTCGCTTCGATTTCTTCCATGGTCGAGCGCGCCGACGAGACATTGGTCACGGTGGTGCTGTTTTCGGTGATGGATTTGACGGTGACCTTGCGCACGGCGGTAATGGCGCGGGCCAGCGTTGCGTCACCTTCCGCATACTCGGCGGTCAGAAATTCGTGCCAGTCTTCGAGCCATTCGGCCAGGTCTTTCTGCGTCAGCTTTTGGCCGTCGATCCGGTTGAGTGCGGAAAAGGCAGCGGTGGGCGGCAATTTGAGGGTTGCGGTGTAGTCGCCGTGGCCGGACATGTCGGATGTGCCCAGATTGAAAAAAGCGGTGGCCGCCATGTGGTCGATATCCACAAACGCATCGGCAGGCGCGTGCGCTTTGACATAAGACACGAAGTCGGCAAGGGTGCTTGTGACGAGTTTGCCGCGGTAGCGCGAGCGACCCACCATCAAATGTTCGAGGCTCTTTACCTCGCAGCCCTGGGGAAGGATCACGGCGCGATCTTCGCCAGCCAGGCGGTTGGCGCGGGCCGCATCCACGGCGGTCTGTTGAATCAGTTGGATATCCATCAATGGGGTTCCTTTCAATGGGCCGCGTCGCTAGCGGACGGTGAGCCATGACCTTGCCGGTCGAATAATTCGGGCTGCGATTCCGGGAACAGTGAAAGCTTGCCGCGCACACCTACGTGCATGGGTGTTTCGGTGGTGTTTTCTTCCCGCGACTTGCCGTTTTTGGTGGGCTTGAGGAATTCCAGCTTGTGCTTGACCGCCACCTGATTACTGCTGGCAATCCGCTTGAATTCGAACGAGATGGTGACCTTGCCGCTCTTGCTGGTGTCGATGACGCCTTGTGCCACGTCGAACATGGCGCGTTCCATTTTTTGCGCGAACACGCCTGCGTCAAGGTCGTTGATGATGTCCACAAGGTTATTTGCTGTATTAGACATGATGGGTTTCCGCATTGGCTTTTGGTGTGGGCTGGTCGTCCAGTGCTATCAGCACCAAGCGACCATCGATGACGCGGGCGCGCGGTGGCGCCACGCTCTGGTTCTCGCGCTGCCGGATCTCGGCGGCATAACGTCCGCTGTAGCGGGCCATACGTTCGGCGGGTGTCGGTGGCGTGCAGCCGTCCATGCGCCGGTGATGAGTGTGGAAAATGGGTAGGGCCATCACGTTGCTTGCTCCAGAAGAGGGCCAGCCGCAGAGGCATACACTTCAGGAGTAAGCGCATGGTGGAGAGAGGGGAGGGAGCCCTCTGCGACTAGCGTAACCAGTGAATGGATGACATCCCACTCGCGCACGGCATCACGCATGCGTAGAATGCATTCGCGCTGCAATAGTTTTATCCGTTCGCCGGGTGGGTAGTCGTAAAGGTCACTGTAGACACTCATTACGCAGCATCTCCGCGTGAGCGCTCGCGCACTGTGCGCCGGATGTAGGCCGTGCCGGCCGTGATGGACTCCGCGCGGCTGCGGCCATGCTCCAGGCAATCCATCGCGATGCGTTCGCCACGGCGTATCGTGTCGCGGCTGGCGCCATTCGTGGCGCGACGCACAGAGCGCCGCATAATGAATAGGTCGTAGGGATAAACGCTCATGATCCACTCCGAATGCGTGTAATGGCCGCCTTGCGTACCACATTGGCGGCGTGGATGCGTGCCTGGCTGAGGGCCGCGTGGCCGTTGCTGAAGGCGTAGTCGTTACCTCTCAAAAGCTGCGTGTGCGCTTCTTGGGCAGCAACGAGAACCTTGTCTGCGAAGATCAGTTCGGCGATGGCTTCGCGGGCATTTTTGAATGTGCATTCATCGGTGATGGATGCCCTTTCACCGGCGAGGCGGCGGAAATGATCCATCACCGCCAGCACATCTATCGTCTGCGACTGTGTGGTCATGCAAAGTCCTTTTCAGCGATAGAGCATGCCGCGTGCATTTGCGCCTGTTCCGGCGTGGCAGGTTCAAAGCAGGGATGCACGACACCATCATCGGTTACCACTTCCAACCGATGCAGCGAGAACAATCCACCCAGCGTCCAATCACACGGGTTGCCATCTGGCACGTTGCGCGGTCCTGGTGCGCCAGTAAAGCGGCCGACACAGGAAAACCCAAAATAGCGTGCGACTGCTGCAGGTGTTGCCCCGGCCCCGGCGGTAATCAGGTCACGTGCGGATTGCACGCATTCGCACCTTGGACAGATAAGGGCGATGTCTTCTTCAGCGACACCCTGGCCGTCCAGCAAGGAATGAAACTCGTCAAGAGAGAGGCGCTTAAGAGTGCGGGCTGGCTTAGTCATACAAACCCCCGCGCATCAATCAGCGCCATACGCAACGCATGCACATCCGACATGCGTACCACGCGTGCGTGTTCGGTGATGGGATCGTTGATGGTGTTCGCGTGTTTACCGAACAGGTCGGCGAAGGGCTCGGCAGCTTTCAGTACGGCTTGGACGGTTTGGCGGGCGCCGTTGGCGAGTGCTTCGTCTGTTTCACCCCACCAGCTTGCGGTACCGGTTTTGGCGTTGGTGTGCAGGTGGTCGAAAACGGTAATGACTTCAGGTGTGTTCATGAGCGTTCCTACTGTTGGCCACGGGGTCGCTAAGTCATCTCCAGCGCGACCGCGAGCAAAAGTTACCTGTGAGGTATATTTGTGTCAATACCTAAAAGGTAAATTTATCTCGCCAAGTTGACCTGGCCATCAGCCCAACGGCTCGCCTACACGAACATGGTGTTGGCCTACACGAAGCTTGTATTGGCTCCGACATTTTGCGGTCGGTTCACATGCTAGAAACGCAATGACTTCGAGTGATCGCGAAGCATCGCAGCAGTTTTTGCGCGAAACAGTCACAACGGGGCCACCTTAAACAAGGAAGCACTATGCGCGACGTACTAGCCTTCGTATGTATCTTGAGTGCCGTGGGCAGTATTGCTGCCGCACTGATAGGAGTTATCCGCCCTTCTGTTTTCGCCAAGAAGGGGGCGCCACCACCCGGACGCTTGCGGTTGCTCGGCGCTGGTGTCTCAGCGTTCGTCGGCTTTTCCATACTCGGCGGCTTTTTTATCGAAACAACCGAGAAGGCTCAATCTGCTGGACCGCTACCTTCGCAGACGCCTACAAGTCAAAGCCTGCAGGCACAGGGGGCGTCCCATGCGTCGGACACTTCAACGCAAAAGCCGGCCGTACCCGCATACCGGCCCAATGCTGAGGCCTTGGCATTCTTGCAAGACGTCATCCGGCAAGACATCAATCAGTATGTCGCTGGCAAGAAGTCGCGCATCGACTGGAGTGAATTGTCGTCCATCCGCGCGTTCACTAGCGCTGGCGACCTGCTGGCGGAATACCATACGAATGAGGTCGCCGCCGATAACAACTACATGGGGCAACGTATCGCTATCGCCGGGCGCATTGCTACGGTGAGCAAATCCGTGAGTGGAACGCCTTTTGTGGCAATGATTGCCGGTAATGGTGCTGTCGGTAACGGTGTTATTCGCGCCGATTTGTCTCCGATTACCGCCGCTCAAGCCGAGATGTTGAAGCGTGGTGGCACGGCAACCCTGGCTTGCATCGTTGCCGGTATGAATAAGGAAATGCTGGGAAACGAGTTGCCTGAATACCTGCATGTAGGCGAATGCCAATCGATGGACTGGATCGCGTCCGGGGTGCAGGAAAAGGCCGATAAGGCCATTGAGAGATGGTTCAAGTGGGGCGGCCACCTCGGCATCGACTACTACCCCACATCATTTCTTGGCAGGTCTGATGTGAACGATGCGGCATTGATGCGAGATGCTTACGTTATTCCAGCCGTGCTCGGAGTACCTGGCAGCTGCAGTGATGGGGCTACCCCGTCTTGCCTTAGTGCTTGGCTGCAACAGGTGAAGCTGGTCGCAAAAGTCTCTGCCGAGAAGAAGGATCAGCTGCGCAGTGAAGCTAAGGTGGTCGCCGATTGGCTTCAACTCCCAGAGCTACCGGATGCCATGGACGCAGTGCTCGCAGGTCAATCATGATTTTTCACGGGATGCCTGTCTGGTCTGCTTAGTTGCGGTTCGCTGATGCGTGAATTGACAAAGTTACTATTAAAGCGCTCTGCGCAACATATGAGAATCGAACTGTTCTTTAGACGGATCACGTGTCATGTTTGTTCGCATAAGTAGCGTGCACCTATGGGGACTCGCACTAGCCATTGTCTCCTATGTGAGTCCCGTCTGCGCCGATGCTCAGCAAGGCTTGGGGTCGGGCGTGCCTGGTGCCCCTGACGTAAGCGTGAACCCTAATTATCACGTCTACCGTTGGGTAAAGGATGGAATCTCTTACCTTCAGCTCAACGATCTCAAAGGGGGTGTGTTGATGGCGGTGGAGGTGGTGCAGGATCAGCTGATTGTGCTGCCGATGGGAAGTCTCCGTGCCGTGCCAAAGAATGGTCGCGCGGTGGATCAATTGGAAGAAGGCGAGCTTGTTTACGGTAACAGCGATGCGACCATTAGCGTAAAGGGCGATACTTTTGAAGTGACCGTGGCTTGCGGAAATCCCGCAGATTGTTCAACTGCAATGATGCAGCCAAGTCCGTAAAATAATGCTAATGGAGCGCCGTGGTCCAGCTCTATCGTCATGTATGCGCCCGTGGAACGTTCGGACGATTGCGTCTACTTCCTCATCATCGAGGTATGTGTCTGGAAGCTCGCGTCGTTTCTCATGCCAACGCGCTGGGCGGGCACGAATGGCGAGAATCGCCGAGGCGCTATGCCTGGGCACTGACAGCCTGACAGCGATGCGTGCGGCGTTGTGGTCGCGCGCTAGGCTCACAGTAAATGAGTAGCATAGCCGGTAGATGACAAGTTGCAGGTCGCGCGGTAGAGAAGCGGCGTTTGACGACAGCCTTGCGGCGAATGAGATATTCTCTTCAAAAAGAAGCTTTGCGAGCGGCCCGTACGTGAGTGCGCTTATGATGCCGCGCGATTCGATCATGCTCAAGTCCATCGCATCAATGGTTCGCTGAACCTCGGTTCTCTTGGTGGTTCGAAACCATCGTGCTGCCGCCGCCGCAGTTGCATGCGAAGCGCTGGACGAGTCGAATAGACATGAAGGGTCACCGACACGGTTGTTCATACCATGTCTGTGCTGCATGTCCTTTGCAAGACGATGTGCGCGCATGTCGGCTTGAAGCAAGTTTCTGCGGGCAAGTTGCAAATAAGACCCGCTCTGCACTTGATGCAGCGTTGCTACTGTGCGAAGCCGCGTAATGATGGCGCCGAAGACGAGTAGCATTGAGCTGCAGAGGGCGAGAAGCACCTGCGACTCCAGGAGATTGAGGTCGCTTACCTGAATCAAAGTAAGGCGTAGTGCAATGTTTCCGAGCACCGTCAAGGCAACGGCGCCCACCCATCCATATCTACAGGTCATCCACACGGCAGGGACGAGCATCAGCAATCGGGCAATGTCCTGATTTTGCGCTGATTCAAGCGAGTAGTATGCGTAAATAAGCCCCGCCAGTAAGGTGATGCTGGCGGCGATCTCATGGCCGAAGCCGGCATTGATATTGCCAATGAGCTGTCTTGCGCGCCTCCTTCGTGCAAGCAGCAGCAGAAGCCCAGCAGGGGCAATGACGAGCGCGCCCATGAGGTTGCCGAGCATGAAAATGCCGTAATAGTAAATAGGGCCTTCTGGCATTCGAACGGTACTGGCCGAATAATGGACTAGCTCCATTGCACCCACGCTGACGGCTGCATTCAAAGCCGCGGCGGCTGCCATGGCATTGAGCAATCTCAGCGTCAGCTTGGGAAGCTGCAAGTCACCCGCGAGCCAGCGAATTTTGCGTAAGGCGATAACCGGTATGAGAGTCGCTATGGGAGGCAGCGCCACCGCTGTGAAAAGCCATGCAAAGCCATACTCGTCCAGGCGGTAGCTGCGATAGTACAGGGAACCGATGAGGTCGCCAGCAATAACGAAAGGCCACATGCGTGCCGGGAGGAAAAGCATAGCGGTGAACCGCAGGCCAGCTGACAATACCCAGTGCGTAACCGATGCTTCCCGCGCGGCGATATATAAGGCGGTATAGCCGAGTATGACAAGCACGCCCCGCAAAAATGTGATCCCTTGCATAGCCACTCACTGTACGGGGCGGCACGGGATGCTTTAAAACTTCCTGTAGCCTAGACGACCAATCACGCGTCCGCCGATGTGCAAATCGTTAAGGCTCTCCCCAGAGAGCACGAAATTTTCTTCGTAGGATCGGGTTCCCACAAAGCGCAGCTGTCCACCTCCCATATCCTGGATGCGCCTGATGTGAGGAATGTCGCCAAGCTTGTACGCGTAAATGCCATCCCGTTCGAACTTGCGAACTGCCGCATTGACGAACACTAGGTCGTACTGCTCGATTTCCCCGGCCATGTTGTCTTCAGGGTTTATAAGAGCGCGAATGTCCCGAGACATCAAAGTGGGGTCGTGCTGCAAAAGTTGTAAGGGAATAGTGATGCTCCCTGTGCGTTGGGAATCGTAACCTTCGAGATAAGGTATCTGTACGTGCTGCGGAAGCGTGGTTGGCTGTTTCGTTGCAACGTACTCGGAGCTTGAGCGATCCGCTGCGGCGATGTACTCGGACTCCTGCCAATGCGGAGTATCTAGCCAGCCGGGTGGGTGGCCGAAGGCGCTATCGACTTCTCGGGCAATCTTGCTGCCGATGCGCTTTATGGGTCTTGCGCCGGCAAAGTGAGTTACCTGGGCCGGCTGCTTTTGCAGGCGGTCGGCAAACATGGCCATGCCACCGGAACGCTTGCCGGTGCCACCGGCTTCTTTATCCAGCGCCTGCACAAGAAGCCGCACATTTCGATGTCGAATGTCAAAGATATCCATAAGGCAATTGTCCCCAGCTTTACCTAAATGGTAAACGTCCGTTCAGGTAAATTACCCTTGCGATAAATATACCTCTCAGGTAAATTTTCGACATGGATGCCAAAACCTACTTTCTCCAAGCCGATGGGAAGCTCTCGCGAAAGTGCGGGGAGCTGCGTCGGGTGGCCGGCCTGTGCAAGGTCACCCCGTATTACCTGTACATGGTGATCAGTGGCCACAAAACCGCGAGCCCCGAACTCGCGGCCAACCTCGAACATGCAACCAAGGGGCAGGTGGACCGTCGTATCACCCTCCCTGACTTTCCGTGGGACCCACCTGAACATCAAAAGGCAGGCCATGACGCTCCTGGTTCTACGTGTCAGCGGGCTGCCTAAAGCCCCCTTAGCAATGAAGGCCAAGCTCGATTGCTTGACCTGATGTGAGCGCGCCTCGCGCGCGTACCTTTTGTGAAGCATAGAAACACCCTGGTACATCGTCATGGCCTATAAAAATCGTCTTTTTCTACGTCAGCCCGAAAAGCTCTACCTCAACGAACTCGAACGCGAGGATGGCGAGCGTGCGGCGTCGCTGGTGGGCAAGGAGTGGGGCGAACTCAAGCGTGAGCTGATCAACGATGGCGTTCGTCGCCTGCTTCGCCAGCTTGGTGAACAGATTACGGCCGCACCGTATGAGGTCTGAAGAGCCCGAATCCGACCTGATTGAGGGGCCTGTTACAGCCGATTCAGTCGGTGGCGTCGCGAATTTTGGGCGACTCGTCGGGTGCGCGGCGCTCAGTGGCTTGTCGGTACGCCAGGCCGCGGAGAAAGCGGCCGTCACCGAGTTGGCGGCGCGGGCGGGTGTGTCGTATGCGCAAGCTGAAACCCTTTTAAGGGGCCTGAAAAAGGAGCGAAACAAGACATGAGCACGGTCATCATGTCCCAATGCTGGCCGCTTCAGATGCCGCCCACTCCTAAGGCTGTGTTGATTTCGCTTGCGGACAACGCGAACGACCACGGCGAATGCTGGCCGTCGATACCCAAGATATGCGAGCGCACCTGCTTTAGCGAACGTGCGGTGCACGGTGCCATCAAATGGCTGGAATCGGTGCAGTTGTTGAAGGCCGATCGGTCGAACGGCCGGCACACGCGATACAGCATCACGCCGACTTCATTCGAACCCCCGCAGGAGCTGCACCCCCGCAGCTCCTGCGCCACCGCAGCAGATGCAGAGGAACCCCCGCAGCAGATGCAGTCACCCCCGCAGCAGGTGCAGTCACCCCCGCAGGAGATGCGGTCTAACCGTCAAGAACCATCAAGAACCGTCAAGAGCAACCGTCAGCGCGCACGTGCGGATGGGTCGATGACCTTTCGAGGATGGATGGAGAGCTTGCCGCCAGAAGTGCTGGCGATTCCCGAAGACGATCCCGTGTTCGCCTACGCCAAGCGGGTTGGGTTGCCGATCGAATTCGTTGCGCTCGAATGGGGTTGGTTCAAGGCGAAATACGGCCAGTCATCGAAACGCTATACCCGTTGGCCGCAGACGTTTCGCAACGCCGTCGAGGGAGCATGGGGCAATCTTTGGCGCATTGGCGCGGATGGGAGCTACCAGCTCACCACGCAAGGCATGCAGTTGCAGCGCTCGCTGGAGGTGGCCGAATGAACACCGCTTTCGCACCCGAACGCGTCCCTCCTGACGTGGGCGCTCTACGCATGCCACCACAGGCGATCGATGCCGAGCAAGCCGTGCTTGGCGGGTTGATGCTCGATGCTTCCGCGCTGACGAAAATCAGCGATTGGCTTGGCGAGGGTGATTTCTATCGTCGCGATCATCAGTTGATTTATCGAGCGATCTGCGCGCTGGTCGAACGTGGTGCGCCGGTGGACGCGGTGACGTTGGGTTATTGGTTCGAAGCGGCCGGGCTGGATGCATTGGCCGGTGGCCCGGGTTACCTGATTGAGGTGGCCGACGCCACGCCCAGCGCAGCGAACATCGTGGCCTATGCGGAAATCGTTGTGGAGAAGGCACGCCTTCGCCAGGCGATCGGCGTGGGTCAAGCCATCGCAGCCAAGGCGTTCGAGTTCAGCGCGGATTCGCAGCAGATTGTGGCCGAAGCGCAGCACGCGCTGGCGCAGATGCAGGTGAGCAAGCTGCGCGGCGCGTTGGAGCCGGTGAAAGACGCCATGCGCGAGATGTATGCGGATCTGCTGGCGCGCTATCAGCAAGGGCAGGGCATCGGCGGTATCCCTACGCCATGGGATGCCTTCAATGATTGGACGGACGGCCTGCAGCGACAGACGCTATACCTGATGGGCGCAAGGCCAAGCATGGGGAAGAGTGCTTTCGCCATTCAACTGGCGTTGCATGCCGCCGGGCTGGGTTTCCATACCGCCGTATTTACTGTGGAAATGAGCGCTAAGCAGTGCATGGCACGTGCTGTGTCGTGCCAGGGGCGCATTCCCTTCGGATGGGTGCTCAAGCCCAACGACAGCGACCCGGATGCGGCGCTGTACTGGTCGCGCCTGGAACAAGCAACCGCCGCCATTTTGGGTATGCCGCTGCTCTTTGACGCGACACCGGCCCTTACGCGGGCACAGCTGGAAGCCCGCTGCCGACGTGCGCACCTGCATCGCAAGCTGGATTTGATTGTGGTGGATCACATCCACGATATGTACATCGATCCGGAGCGTGCGCGCTTCGAATACGAGGCCATCGCGCAGACGGGCAAAACGCTGGCGAAAGAGCTGGATTGCGCCGTACTGATGTTCTGCCAGCTTAGTCGCAAGCTGGAATTGCGTGCGGACAAGCGGCCGATGATGTCGGATCTGCGCGAATCGGGCGGTCTGGAGCAGAAGGGCGACGTGATCGCGTTTCTGTACCGCGATGAGGTGTATCACCCCGATTCACCGCTGAAAGGCAGCACGGAAATTATCCGCGGCAAAGGTCGTGATCGCGGTACCGGCGCACCGCTGGTGCTGCAAACCGCCCTGGACATGATGCGCCTGGAAAACTGGATCGGCCCACTGCCGGTGGACGACCGCCAAACACACACACGCCCCTCGCATGGAGGTTTTCGATGACCACACCCCGCACCGGTGCCCATCAACGCATCTTGGCTGCCCTGGGTTCGCAGTGGCTTACCGCCGGGCAGCTTCGCGCGTGCACGGGTATGTCGAATATTGGCATCAAGTCCACCTTGCTGGGCATGCAGCGGAGGGGCGAACTGCGCCGGCGCAAGCTCAATGATGGTTGCGTGGTGTATGCCGTCGCCAAAGGGAACAAAGCATGAACGCGTCCGGTGCAAAGTCGATGCCGCTTCGCTTCGAGTCGCGCGCTGATGGTGAATACCGTCGCTGTACCCGGTGCACGCACCTGGGCTACGGCGCGGACGCCTGGCATCCGGCGACGCGCGAGTTTTGGCCAGTGGTGAAAAGGCGCATTTGGTTTGGGCGCTGTTCGGCGTGCTGTAGCGAACTGGCGGCACGGCGGCATGGTGTGGTGACGGAGGCAGCATGAGTACCGAAAATCAAACCTACCGCGGCGCGCATCAGCGCCAAGTTGGCGGTAGCCATTACCTGGACTGCACCATCCAGCCGGTGCAGTACATCGAGGCGAACGCACTGGGTTTTCTGGAGGGGTGTGTGGTGAAGCGCGTGACGCGTCACGCCAAGCCTACGGGCAAAGGCCGGCAGGACCTGGAGAAGGCGATCCACGAGTTGCAGTTGCTGATTGAGCATCGTTATGGCGATGCGCCGTTGTCGGCCGAAGTGATCGATGCGGACGAGTTGGCCGCCGCGCTGCGGGGTGGTCGGTGATGCGCACGTCGTTGGCACGTCGCCGCAACGTCACGCCGATCGAGCACGATGAGCAGGTGATGCTTATCCGGTGGACGCGCCTTGCGACGGTGGCGCACCCGGAACTGGATTTGCTGTACGCCATCCCCAACGGTGGTGAACGCAACAAAATCATTGCGGCCAAGCTCAAGGCTGAAGGGGTGCGCAAGGGTGTGCCGGATCTGCACCTGCCGGTACCGCGCGCTGGCTACTGCGGCTTGTACGTGGAAATGAAACGGCGCAAGGGTGGTGTGGTGAGTGAAGAGCAGCGGGTGTGGATCGCGCGGCTGGCCGAGCAGGGGCATCGCGTGGAGGTGTGCAAGGGATGGGAGCAGGCGCGGGATGTGATCGTGTCGTATCTGGCGGCAGCTTGACCGCGATGCAAGCCATGGCGCGCACCCTTCGACCACACCGACGTTTTTACCCGGCGCGGTCCTGCCTGGATCACGCCGAGCGTGCCATGCAGCTGGCGTTGCCGTGGCACGTGCTCGATGACGATCCGAATGACGTGTCACTGCCGCGCAGTGTGCAGCAGGTGGCCGACGTTATCGGGCGTGATAAGGCGCTGTATCTGGTTAGCCAGTTGCCGCGAACCTATTCGCGCAACCATCCCAATGGGCAGGTGTGGCTGTATGTGCCGTGCGTGCTTGACGCGGACCACCGGCTGGCGCGGTGGCTGGGGCTGGCGGAAGCGGCGGCGTTGGTGGCGGCCTTTCGCGGTGAAATTCTGGAGCTGGCGCGGTGCGCACAGTTGTCACGCGCGGTGCGCAATCAAGGCGTGCTGCGATTGCTGCTGCAAGGGTATGCCGTGGATAGGGTCGCAAGCGTGTTCGGCTTGTCGTCGCGGATGGTGCGGAACATCTGGAAATCACGCCAGAGGAAGGCGCCGACAGGCTAGGGGAAGCTCGCGTCTACTTTGCTACGTAGGGCGCTTCCCATGTCCACCCTGACCACCAGCGCAAACGGCATGGCGCTGATCAAGAAATTCGAGGGGTGTCGCCTGACCGCGTACCGTTGCCCCGTTGGCATCTGGACCGTTGGCTATGGCCATACCGGCCCAGACGTGCACGAAGGCACGGTGATCACGCAGGCGGATGCGGATCGGTTGCTGAGCGAGCGGCTTCGCAAAGAATTCGAGCCGGGCGTTTCGGCGGCCGTTACGGTACCGCTGGAGCCAGACCAGTTCGATGCATTGGTAAGTCTGGCTTACAACATCGGGCTGGGAAATCTGCGCAGCTCCACGCTGCTGCGCAAGCTCAATGCTGGCGACTATGCCGGCGCCGCCGCGCAGTTCGATGTATGGAACAAGGCCGGTGGCAGCGTGCTGCCCGGGCTGGTGAACCGTCGCAGTGTCGAGCGTCAATTGTTCGAGTTGTCGCTGTGAATCGCGCGGAAGACTGGCTCGACGCGATCGGCCTGCTGGTGATCGGCGCCTTCGTCACGCTGGGCAAAGAACTTTCCGCCGCGGAGAAACCCTCGCTGCGCGTGTGCATTGGCCGCGTGATTATCGGATCGTCCACCTCGCTGGTCGCGGGGCTTGTGCTGATGCAGTTCCCGAACCTCAATTTTCTGGCGGTGCTGGGACTGGGGTCGGCATTCGGCATTGCCGGTTCGCAGGTGATCGAAATGGCGGTGCGCGGTGTGACCAAGCGTGCGGCCGGATCGTCGGGAGAATCGACATGAAGTCGGCACTGCTGGGTTTGGTGAGCGGTGCGGTCGCCGCTGGCTTCATCCTGATGTACCGGTTTGGTGTGAGCACGCAGAGCGATCGCGATGCGGTGGTGATCCATCGCTTGACCATCGAGCGCGACACCGCTTGGACCACCCTTCAAACGTTACAGGAGGCCGCCGAACGTGACGCGGAGGAAGCGACGCAACGGCAAGCCAACGCCGACTGGCTGGTGGCAAACCTGGCCCAAGAGCGCCAGAAAGCCCAAGAGCAGGCGGTCGAATGGGGTCGCCGTTTCGAGCAAGCCGCCAAGCGCCCCGATTGTGCGGCCGTGTTGGAGCAGACGATATGTCCCGCCGTCTTCAAGGATTGATCGCCTTCGTGTTGCTCGCCACCGGTTGCACGCGCAACGTGCAGCTGCCGACGCCGGCCGTGGTGCCGAAGGTGGTCACGCGCAACGTCACGCAATTCGTGCCGGTACCGGCCGCGCTCACGGCGCCTTGCCATAAAACCCCGCGCCGCAGTAACAGCGTGCTGGATGTGGTGGACGCTTACAACGCGCGCGGGGATGACATCGACGAGTGCAATGCGCGCATGCAAGCCATCCGCGACCTGGGCGCCTTGCCGTAAGCGATGGCCAAGCGCGCCGGCAAGCAGGTCAACCGCAGCGAATTGGCCGACACCTTCGGTGTGTCGCTGCCCACGATTGATGACTGGGTACGCAATGGCTGTCCGTGGGTGCAGCGTGGCGGCCGTGGTGTGGAGTGGGTGTTCGACACGGCCGCGGTGGCGCGCTGGTTGCGCGACAAGGCAGCCGAGGCAGCCGTGGGCGATATCTCCGGCGATGCCGAGGAATGGAAGCGGCGCAAGATCGCGGCCGAGGCGCAACGCGAGGAATTGAAGCTGGCCGCCGATCGCAAGCTGGTGGCGCCGGTGGAGCAGATGGAACGGCAACTGGCGCGCGTGTTCGCGGAGATCCGGGCGAAGCTGCGCAACATCCCCGGCCGCACCGTCACCACGTTGATCGGCATGACGGACGAACGCAAGTTCAAGCAGATTTTGCTGGCGGAAATCGATGACACGCTGACCAGCCTGGCCGAGCTGGATTTGTCTGCCGGCGAAGACAGTGACGACGATGAGCCTGACGCCGACGAGTGACGCGGAGCGGTTCCGCAATACGGCCGGCGTTCGCTACGCGTTGCACAGCGCCTTGCAGCAGTTGCGGCCACCGCCGAAGTTCGCGCCATCGGAGTGGGCCGAGAAACACGTCTACGTGCCGGAAGGCAACAAGATTCCCGGCTTGCTGCGCCTGGATAACGCGCCGTACCAGCGCGAACCGATGGACATGCTGGTGAATCCGGATTGCTACCGCGTCACCCTGGAATGGGGAGCGCAGGTGGGCAAGACCATGCTGGCGCTGTGCGTGCAGGGCTATTGCATCGACGTGATGCCGCGCTCGCAAATGATGATGCAGCCCTCGCAGGGTGATCTGCAGATGTGGCTGGAAACCAAGTTCACGCCACTGGTGGAAGCGAACGACCGCTTGCAGCGCTTGATTGCCAAGCCGCGCGGGCGCGAGGGCGTGAACAATCAAAAAATGAAGTCGTACCCCGGCGGCTTCATCATGTTTTCGTGGGCGGGCAGCCCACGCACGATGCGCGGGCGCAGCGCGCCGGTGATCGTATGCGATGAAGTGGACGGCTACGAGCGCACCAGCGAAGGCGGCCCGGTCAGCCTGCTATGGCAGCGCGCCGCTACCTTCGACGACGACCGCTTTTTGCTGGAAATCAGTACGCCCACCATCGAGGGGCAGAGCTACATCGACAAGAGCTTTCAGGCCGGCGATCAGCGCCGGTTCCATGTGCCTTGTCATGCCTGCGGTACCGAACAGGTATTGCGCTGGGAAAACGTGTCATGGGTGGGCCGCGGCGAGACGCATGAAGACACGCTGATGGCGATCGATGACCAGCAGCCGGAAACAGCGCTGTACGTGTGCGAGTGCTGCGGCGTGACGTGGAACGATGGCCAGCGCATTGCCGCCATTCGTGCCGGTCGCTGGATGGCAACCAAACCGTTCCGTGGGCATGCGTCGTATCACTTGAGCGAGTTCTATTCGACCTTCCGCCGTTTGAGCAGCATCGTGCTCGATTACCTGGACCGCCTGAAGAACGACGACCTGCAAACGTTCGTCAACGTGACGCAGGCCGAGGTGTGGACCGAAAGCGGCGAGCAGGTCGATGCCAACGCGATCGAGCAGCGGGCAGAAACCTATGCGGCAGAAGTGCCGGCCGGCGGCGTGTACCTGACCCTTGGCGGAGATATGCAGATCGACCGCCTGGAAGCTGAGGTGGTGGCACATGGACCGGGGGAGGAATCGTGGTCCATCGGTTATTACGTGCTGTGGGGTGATCCCCTACAAAGGGAGGTGTGGGACGAACTGGACGATTTGCTGGCCACCACCTTCACCCACGAGAGCGGCGCCACGCTGCGCATCGAATCGGCTTGCATCGACACCGGCGGCACCAAGGGCTATACGCAGGCCGCCTACGACTACCTGCGCGGGAAGACCGGCCGCCGGCTGTTCGGTGTGAAAGGCGTGGGCGGGTGGAATCGGCCGATCGTGGAGAAATCCGAGCGCAAGCAAAGCGGCAAGAACGCGCGCAAGGTGGATCTGTTCCGCGTGGGTGTGGACGAAGCGAAGAAGATCATCATGCGCCGCCTGACCATCGACGCGCCGGGCCCGGGTTACATGCATACCCCCGTCGGGCGCTCGCGTGATTGGTACGACCAGCTCACCGCCGAAAAGCTGGTGACGCGCTATGTCAAAGGTCAGCCCGTGCGCGAATGGCGCAAGTCGGACAAGGCGCGCAATGAAGCTCTGGACTGTCGCGTTTACGCGTATGCGGCATTGAAGATCGCCCAGCCGAATCTGGCCAAGCGCGCCGAGCGCCTGGCCATGCTGACGCCAGGCACGCCGCCACCACGCCAACGTGCTGCACCTCAGCCGGAAATCCCGCCAGAGGCTGCGCAAGACACCGCCCAGAACAATGCGGGCAAAACTCGGCCAGCACGCACCCGCAGTGCAAAACGAAGAGCGGGGACGTGGGCCACGAACTGGTGAATCATGGCTTGCTGTTCCGGGTCGAACTCTTTTCCTGCAGTCATCGTCAGCGGTATGCCGCTGGCGCTTACCCTGATGCTCGATGCGTACGCGGCGCCCGATTGGTTGGCGCAGTGGGTGTTGCGCGGACCGCAAGCGATCGATATCGATGCGGCGCCTGACGGTCGCGCACATGTGTTCCGCGCGTCGGCGGATGAAACGGCCCCCTGGAGATCCGGGCGCTACTGGTACCGTTTGCGTATGCGCCGTGGCGAGGAACTGCGCGAGGTCGAGCGCGGCGACATCGATATCGAACCGGATTTCGCACAGTTGCCGGAAGGCTACGATGGCCGCTCGCCGTTCGAGCTGGCGCTGGCGGCAATCGATGCCGTGCTGGCCAAGCGCGCCACGCAGGATCAGCTGCGTTATCGCATCAACAATCGCGAACTGTGGCGCACACCGATCCCGGACCTGATTGCACTGCGTACGTACTACGCCGCGCGCGTGCGGCATGAATGCGCCAAGCGCAAGGGTCAGAGCCGTTTCGGGCGCAACATCGTCGTGAGGTTTTCGTCGTGAGGGTGTGGGGGCGGTCATCGGCCGCGGCCACCACCTTGGCAACATCGCAGCTAGGCGTGGCGGTGGAGCGTGCCATGCAAGCCGCGGTCGCACCGGCACCATCGCCGCCGCGCCGGATGGCGCGCAACGTCGGCCGTGTGCCAGGTGCCGCGGGCGGCATGTTCAAAGGCAGCCAGGTTGACCCGAACGACCGTTGGGCCAGCATCGCCGTATCGCCCGATCAGTGGCTGACGTGGCGCCAGCCGGTGCTGGTGGCGCGCATGCGCGAGCAGTGGTCGAACAACGACCACGTGAAGCGCTATGTGGACATGTGCCGACAGAACATCGTCGGGCCACTGGGTATCCTGCTGCAGGCCAAAGCGAAGAAGCGGGGCGGGCAGTTGGACACGGAGTCCAACGACGCGATCGAGGCGTGGTGGGCACAGTGGGGGCGTACCGGGCATTGCGATGTCACCGGCACCTATTCCTGGCGCGAGATCCAAGACGTATGCGTGGCCACCTGCGTGCGCGATGGTGAATTTCTCGCGCGCAAGATTTACGGCAAGCACGCTGGGCCAATGGGTTTTTCCTTGCAACTGATCGACCCAGCGCGCTTGCCGATTCGGTATGAGGCGTTGAAGTGGGGCGACGAGGGCGGTTTTGTTCGCCAGGGCATTGAGTTCAACCGCTACGGGCGACCGGTGGCCTATCACTTTTCCTCGCTGGATGAGCGCGACGCGTACTACTACACCCTCAACGGCAAGGGTTATGTGCGCGTGCCGGCCGAAGAGGTGATTCACGTTTTCAAAAAGGAAATGGTGGGGCAGCGCCGCGGGTTGCCGTGGGCGGCGACATCGCTGTTTGGTCTGCACCACCTGCAGGGTTTTCAGGATGCCGCCGTGCAGAACGCACGCGCGTCCGCCGCCAAGATGGGCTTTTTCGAGTGGGACGCCGGCATGGGGCCGGATTGCGACGGTGACGACGAAGGCGAAATCTACGTCGATGCCGAACCGCTGTCGTTCCACGAACTGCCACCCGGTGCGCGGTTGAAGGATTGGAACCCGACGTATCCGTCCGGCGAATACGCCGTGTTCGCCAAGCAGGTGCTGCGCAGCATCGCCGCCGGCATGAATGTGTCGTATCACTCGCTGACGGGTGATCTGGAAAAGGTGAATTTCAGCAGCATTCGCAGCGGCACGCTGGAAGAGCGCGAGCGCTGGAAGCAAGACCAGCAGTTTGTGATCGAGCAATTGTGCACGCCGGTGTTCGAGGAAGCGCTGAAGCTGGCGCTGCTCGCTGGCCGCATCACCGTGCGCGGGCGTCCTTTATCGGCGGAGAAATACGCCGAATACCGCAAGGTGAGCTGGCAGGGCCGGCGCTGGGCGTGGGTTGACCCGCGCGCGGATGTGGAAAGCGCGCTGTCGTCGATTCGTGGCGGGCTGACGTCGGTCAGCCAGGTGATCCGCGAACAAGGCCGCGACCCGCAGGAGGTGTTCCGCGAGTTGGCGGAGGATCTGGTGGCGATGCGCGAGGCGGGATTGCCCGAAGCGTTCATTACGCAGGTGTTGATCGGCAAGGTGACGGGCGGCAACGCGCCACCGGCCAATGATGAAAACGATGAGGACAACGACCATGCCGATGCTGCGTGACAAGATCGCCACCCGCCTGCAGGAAATCCAACAAAAGGGCGGCTTGTGGCGCGAGGCGGAGGTGCTGGGCGTCGATGTGGAAGCCCGCACGGTTGAGCTGTCGTTTTCCAGTGAAGTAGAGGTGGAGCGCTGGTTCGGCATCGAGGTTCTGGGCCACGACCGGGGCGAATATGACTTTGCCCGCTTGAACGACAGCGCACCGATTCTGTGGAACCACGATTTGGACGACATGCGCGGGGTGGTGGAGCCGGGCAGCGCACGGGTGGACGTGGACCGCAAGGGCCGCCTGCTGGCGCGCTATGCCAAGGATGAAGCGGGCGAGCAGATGCTGCAGCGGATCAACGACCGCATCGTGACCAAGGTCAGTGTGGGTTATCGCGTGAAGGGCATGAAGCTGGTGGAGGAACGCAACGATGTGGATGTGTATCGCATCAATGCCTGGGAACCGTTCGAGGTGTCGATGGTGAGCGTGCCGGCGGATATCACGGTAGGCGTGGGGCGGTCGCTGGTGGCACGCGGGGAGGGGCCATGGACGGACCCGGGTTTGAGGAGCGAGGAAATGCCGCCAGAGGATGCTGCTCCGTCGAGCGGGAACACTGCGCCCGTTGCAGCCGATACCGGTACACGGGCGAGAAACATCATGATTGAGAAAGTGACGCGGGATGCAAAGGGCAACCTGGTGCGTGCGCACGTTGACGAAAATGGCGCGATTGTGGAAGTGCTCGAAGTGATCGAGCCGGCCACGGATGAGGTACGCCAAGGTCAGCAGCGAGGGCAAGAGGCCGAGCGCACGCGCATGCGCTCGATTACTGAACTCGGGCGCCAGTACGGCCAGACCGAGCTGGCGCTGCAGGCCATTGCCGACGGCAACACGGCCGAAGAATTCCAGCGCATGCTGCTGCAGAAAGTGACCGAACGGTCCGGTCAGCCGCTGGGCGAGCAGATGCGCGATGCCGAGATCGGTTTGTCCAACCAGGAGGTTCGACAGTTCAGCTTTATCCGTGCGATTCGCGCGCTACTGCCGAACGCGACGGCGGACGACCGGAAAGCGGCTGCGTTTGAGTTGGAGTGTTCGCGCGCTGCCGAACAGAAATACACCAAGCGCGCCAAGGGCATTCTGGTGCCCGCTGACGTGCTCAACCGTGCGTTCTCGACCACCAACCCGGACGCCGGCCCGGGCTCCAACATTGTGGCGCAGCAATTGCTGGCCAGCAGCTTTATCGAGCTGTTGCGTAACCGTGCGTGGGTGATGCGTCGTGCCACCACACTGGGCGGCCTGGTCGGCAATATCGACATCCCGCGACAGAAGGGCGCCGCGCAAGCGTATTGGGTCGGCGAGGGTGGTGCACCCAACTCGTCTGAGCCGGCACTCGATCAGGTGTCCTTCACCCCCAAGTCGCTGGCCGCCTTCACCGACATTACCCGCCGCCTGATGCTGCAATCGACACCGGATGCGGAGTTGATTGTGCGCGCCGATTTGCTACAGGTGATGGCGCTGCAAATCGACCGCGCTGCGATCTACGGCAACGGCAGCACCAACCAGCCAAAGGGTGTGACGCTGCAAACCGGCATCAATGCGGTGCCCTTTGCCGCTGCCGGCAAGCCCACGTTCGAAGAGCTGGTGGAGATGGAAACCAAGATTGCCTTGGGGAATGCCGACGTGGAATCGATGGCGTATGCCTTCAACGCGGGTATTCGTGGTTACGCCAAGACCGCGCTTAAATTTCCGGGCACGGCGGCCAGTGGCACGATCTGGGAGCAGGGCAACACGGTCAATGGCTACGCCACCAGCGTGTCCAACCAGATTGAGCCGGGCGATGTGCTGTTTGGTAACTGGGCGGACCTGATCATTGCGATGTGGGGCGGCCTGGATCTGACCGTGGACCCGTACAGCCTGAGCACCAGCGGCGGTACGCGCATCGTGGTGTTCCAAGATGTGGACTTCAACATCCGCCACCCCGAAAGCTTCTGCTACGGCACGGCTGCGGCGGCGCACTGAGATATCGATATGACGCAGACCACGAAGGAAACCGTACGTATCACCAGCGCCATCATGCTGCTTGGCAAGCTGTGCGATGCTGGCGCTGTGATGGACTTGCCTGCGCGCGATGCGCAGGAGTTGTATCGCTGTCGCGTGGCGGAGCCGTTCAAGGTGTCACAGGCGCCCAACGATCTGCCGCCGGCCGCCGAGGTCGATGCTCAGACGGGCGAGCCTAACGCCGAGCCGACCGACACCGCGCAGACGGTGGCTAAACGCCCGCGCAAATGACCCACCCCGCCTGGGACAATCTCGACGAGTTCCTGGACCCGGACGATTTCGCCATCATGGTGACGTTCGTGTCCACGCCGGACGGCAGCGCGACCGGCGTGCAGCGCAAGCTGCCGGTGATCTTCGATGACCCCCATTACGATCAGGATCTGGGCGAGTATCTGATGAATGCCAGCGAGCCGCGTTGCACCTGCAAGGCGGTGGATGTGATCGGCTTCAAGAAGCGCGACCGGGCGATGATCGACGGCCGTGCGTATCTGCTTGAACACGACCCGCAACCCGATGGTGTGGGCATGGCCGTGGTCACGTTTGCGCCGGACCTGGACGACGTGCCGTGATTGATGTCGATATCCGTGCCGAGGGCATGCAGACGCTGATTCGCGAATTGCGCGCCACTGAATCGCAAGCGGAGCGAGCGTTGCGTTCCACCATGTCGAAAATGGCGGCGTGGTTGCGCGTGCGTTCGGTGAAGGGCCTTTCAGGCCATCTAAAGATTCAGCAGAAGGTGCTGCGTCGCCGTCTGCGCACCTATCGCATGCAGTCGAGCCTGGGTTCGGCATGGCGTACCGGCAATATGAAAGTGTGGTACGGCCTGAATCCCATCCCGTTCGCGGATCTGCATCCCAAGCAAACGGCCACCGGTGTGCGTGCCGATGGCGGCCGGGAGGTGAAGGGGGCGTTTATCGCGCGTGTGCGTGGCAGGCCGCGGGTGTTCAAGCGAACAGGCACCGCGCGCTTGCCGTTGGTGGAAGAAAAGGTGCCGCTTTACGATCCGGCCATCGTCTATATCGAGGATGTGCTGATCGGTACAGCGCTGTTCGATGCGCACTTCATGACACTTTTCGAGCATGAGTTGACATGGCGGACCTCGACACGCACGTAACCCTGGACGCCTTGCACGCGGCAATGCGCGAGCAGCTGGCGGAGCAATTTCCCGGCTTTCGCCTGGTCGCGTTTTACCGTGAGGATGAAAGCGAAAAATTGCCGGCGCCGGCATGTCTACTCGAACTAACCGAAATTGAGCCCGCACCGGTAGACGATGCCGGTACCGGCCAGTTTCCCGCCTTGCTGCGCTGGGAAGCGCACGTGGTGCTGGGGTTTGCCGACCCCGCCGTGCAGCTGGAAGTGCGCAAGGCTGCGGCTGCATTGGCGACGTGGCTGCATTTGCGGCGCTGGAAGGGGATTCGCGCCGATGCGTGCCAGGTGATCGGGTGCTACAAGGACGAGTTCAAGCCGGGCCTGGACCGCTACGCGGTGTGGACGGTCGAATGGGTGCAGTGGGTGTTCCTGGGCGAAAGCGCGTGGGACAACGACGGGGTGATTCCCGAGCACGTGTATTTTTCGTTTGCGCCGGATGTTGGCGAGGCGCATCGCGAGAGCTATCAGCCGGCCGTGCCTGATGAGCGCTGAGATTCTGGGCGAGTTGCAGCGGCGCCTGTGCAATCTGTTGCAGCAGGGCACGGTGCAGGAGGTGGATGATCAGCAGGGTTTTGTGCGCGTGGCGTGCGGCGAATTGCTCACGCCGTGGCTGCGCTGGTTTGTGCCGGCGGCCGGTGAAGACAGCGCCTGGTGCGTGCCATCAGTCGGCGAGCAGGTGATGGTGCTGTGTCCGTTTGGCGACCCCGCTTTGGGCTGGGTGTTGCGCGGGATTTACAGCGATGCATTCCCGCCGCCGGCTGATAAGGTAACGCTACAGCGCGCGCGGTACCGCGATGGCACGTTGATTACCTACGACAGCGCCGCGCACGTGTTGACGGTGGATGCTTCGCAGTCATCGGCGACGGTGACGGTGGTGTGCAAGGCCGCCACCGTGAAGGCGGACGACAGCATTACGCTGGATACGCCGAGTGTGCATTGCACGCAGGATCTGTGGGTGGAGGGCAGCGTGTATGCCGATAGCGTGGCCGCAAAAACCGAAGTCAGCGCCGGCAACGTGAAGCTGACGCAGCACGATCACGTCAGCGGCGAGCCCGGGCAGCCGACTTCGCCGCCGCGCGCTTAGTGCCGCTCACGCTGCGGCCAGTTCGATTTTTACGCGGTAACCTAGCGCTTGCGCGGCCCGGCTCAAGGTTTCCACCGTGAGCCCGGTGTCATCTTCGTCCAGCAGGCGATCCAGTAGCGAACGGCTGGTGTGCATGCGCTCGGCCAGTGCCTTTTTGGTCATACCTCGCGCTTTCATGGCTTGGGCAATTTGCCAGGCAATGACGCGCTTGATGGCCACGGCGCTGCTCGCTTCGAGCATCCCTTCTTCTGCCAGGAATTCATCGAAGTCAGAGCCGATATGGGGGTTGTGCTTAGTCATCGTGCACCTCTTGCTTGCATTTCCACTATCGGTCCAAATTGAGCCGATAGGTACAGGTTGTGCTTAGTCATCATGCACCTCTTGCTTGCGTTGCTGTGCCAGCTTCAGGTCTGCCTTGGGTGTCTTGTCTGACTTCTTAACAAAGCCGTGCAGTAGCACCATCGTGGCGCCCACGGTGGTGAATAGCACACGGGCGATGCCGTCAGAGATATGGCTGCGCACTTCCCACAACCCTGCCTCCATCTTGCGCACCAGCGGCATGCCCAGCGGCCAGCCGTACTGCACGGTTTTGATGTCCTCGCCGATCGCCTTGCGATCTTCGGCCCGCAGGCTCTTTAGCCAATCACGGACTGGCTCGTTGCCTTGGCCGGAGACGTAAAAGCGGACGGAGAGGGTTATGGATATGGGCAGGGTTGGCATGGGTGCAGTGTACCTAAAAAAGTACATTTGTCTAGCCCCCTCCACTCGCTTTTTAGGGCGCGGAAATATCGCCAGAGGCTGCCAGAGGGCGCCATTTCGATACTCCCCGCATGCTTGGTACCGACGCGAACACAGGTAAACCGCTGGAAGGGCTGGCGCATTTGCGCCAGTCCGTGCGCGATATTTTGACCACGCCGCTAGGCAGCCGGGTGATGCGCCGCGATTACGGCAGTGAGTTGTTTGCGCTGGTGGATAAGCCGCTGACGCGCTCCACCGTAATGGATATCTACGGCGCCACGGCGAAGGCGCTGGCCAAGTGGGAGCCGCGCATGCGGCTTAAGGCGGTGAGTGCCGATGTGCCGGCGCCGGGTGAGTTGGTGATTTCCATCACTGGCGTGGTGGATGGCCGGCTGGTGCGCCTGGATGGCTTGCAGGTGGCGTAATGGATTACACGCCTACCACGTCGGCCATCGATATCTCCAAGCTGCCGCCGCCGGATGTGGTGGAGCCGCTGGATTACGCGACGATTCGCGAGCAATACATCACGGACCTCTTGGCGCGTGATGTGGATTTTGATGCGCTGGTGGAGTCGGACCCGGCCATCAAGATTCTGGAAGTGGCCGCGTATCGGGAAATGATGCTGCGCCAGCGCGTGAACGATGGGGCACGCAGCGTGATGCTGGCGTACGCGATGGGCAACGACCTGGAAAACCTGGGTGCGTTGTTTGGGGTGCCACGCTGGGTGCTCGATCCGGGTGATCCGCAGCACGGCATCGCGCCCACGCTGGAAGATATCGAGGATTACCGCCGCCGCATTGTGCTGGGCGTGCAGGGGTATTCGGTGGCGGGGCCGGAAGGGGCGTATATCATCCACACGCTCAATGCCGATAAGCGCGTGCTGGATGCCAGCGCGTACAGCCCTGCGCCGGGCGTGGTGGTGGTGACGGTGTTGTCACGCGAAGGGGATGGCACCGCACCGCCGGATCTGCTGAACGTGGTCGCCGCGGCCGTCAATGGCCAGTACGTGCGACCGATGACCGATCAGGTGTTGGTGCAAAGTGCGCAGATTGTGCGCTACGCGATCGAGGGCACGGTCTATACCTACGGTGGTCCGGATAGCGACCTAGTGATGGATGAATCGCGGCGCCGCGCGCGGAAATATGCCGACAAGACGTGCCGGCTCGGGCGCAGCGTTGCCCTGAGCGGCGTGTATGCCGCCGCGCACGGCGATGGTGTGCAAGACGTTGAACTGCAACAGCCCGCCGCCAACATGCCGATCGATCGCACGCAGGCGGCGTATTGCACCGACATCGTTTTGCAGTGGGGTGGCGTGAGTGAATGATGCGCTGCTGAACAACGCGCGCGCGGTGACGAACGAACCGTTCGGTACCGGCGCCAGCCTGCTGCCGCCGAACGCCACGAAAGCCGAACGCGCGCTGGAAGCGGTACCGGCGCGCATCGACGCTATCCCCACCGCGTTTCGCGATCTGTGGAATCCGCAGACATGCCCCGTCGACCTGCTGCCCTGGCTGGCCTGGGCGGTGTCGGTGGATACGTGGGATGCGGCGTGGCCGGAGCATACCAAGCGTGCCCATGTTGCCGCGGCGATTGAGATTGCGCGGCACAAAGGCACCGTGGGCAGCATTCACGATGTGGTGGCCGCTTTTGGCGGGCGTGTAGACATTAAAGAGTGGTGGGAAATGGACCCGCCCGGCCCGCCGCACACCTTTGCCTTGCAGCTGGTGCTGTCCGGCGTCGGCGTGGACGACAGCGCCAAGTATGTGGATGACGTGATTGCGGCGATCTGGCGCACCAAGCCGGTGCGCGCGCATTTCGAATTTACCCAGCTCGCCACGCTTGGCGCGAAGGTGGGCGTAGCCGCGGTGCTGCGTCCGCTGGTGTTTGCGCGGCTGGTGTTGCAAGCGGACGCGGAGGCCGCATGACATGGCGGGTTTGACGATGATCGTGACCAAGGCCGGCCGTGCCGCCTTGGTGAATGCGCGAAGCGATGGCACCAAGGCGGTAACGGTGGTGTCGGTCGGCGTGACCGCGCAGGTGTTCACCCCGGACCCGAACATGACCACGCTGCCCGGTGAAAGCAAGCGGCTGGCGACCATCAGCGGCGGCGCGACGGCACCGGATACCATCCATGTCACAGTGCGCGACGATAGCAGCGATGCGTACGATGTGCGCGGTATCGCCTTGTATCTGGCCGATGGGACGTTGTTTGCGTTGTACGGGCAGTCGGCGGTGCTGGTCCAGAAATCGGCACAGGCGGTGATGCTGCTGGCGACGGATACACAGTTTGCGGATATCGATGCGACGCAATTGGTGTTGGGTGATACTGATTTCCAATTGAACATGGCGACGGAGCAGACGCCCGGCGTGGTGCAGCTGGCGGCCGTGGAAGAAGTGTTGCAAGGGCTTGAGGGCGACAAGGCGATCACACTGACCACGTTGATCCACGCGCTGCTGGCGCACCCGCGTTATGCGTCCGGGCAAATCGTGTGGACGGCTGGGCGGCGGGCGCTGCCGGGCACGCTGTTGTGTGATGGCTCGGCGGTTTCGCGGGTGCAGTTTGCGAACCTATTTGCCGAGATTGGTGTGACGTACGGTGTGGGGGATGGATCGTCCACGTTCAGCCTGCCGAATCTGGCGGAGGATGTGACGGTTGTCCATGCCGGCATGCCAGACAAGGTGGGTACGTTCACGGGCGGGTCGATCTTGTCGCATGGACATGCCGCAAGCGTTGGGGCCGTGACCGATCATGCCCACGTGATCACCGTGGAGGCGGGGGGCGACCATGGGCATAACGCCAACACGGACGCGCAAGGTAATCACGCGCACGTTACATGGACAGATGCGCAAGGCAGTCACGCGCACAGCGGGAATACCGGCGGGCAAAGTGTCGATCACAGCCACCAATTTGAAATGCGATCGATGGCCCTCACGTCAGGTGGCCCCAGTGTCAACGTGTTGCAGACGGGGGGTATTGTGTCGGCGAAGTGGAGTACATCTGGTGCTTCGAATGACCATTATCATGGATTCGTCACGGATTGGCAGGGCATTCACGCCCACAACATCGGCATGAGTGACGCGGGTAATCACGCGCATAACGTGTTTGTGGCCATGGGCGGCAATCATTCCCATGTGGCAAATAGTCAAGCGGCGGGTGGGCACACGCATCCCATCACGGTGAATAACACGGGTAGCCAATACAACCTGGCGGCCGGTGTGCGCATGTTGGCCTGCATCGCGTATTGAGGGCGGCTTATGAGCGAGCGCAAAGTGATCGAAGGCGGTATGTATGACCCGGCGACGCGTGAGTGGTTGGGGGCGGTGCGGTTGAAGGCGGAGCCTGACGGGCGTTATGCCTTGCCGGATAACGTGGTTGCACATACGCCGCCAGGATCGGCACCCACGCATCATGTGTATGTGCTCAATGCGGCTGGTGATGCGTGGGAGCTGCATGCGGATTATCGGCGCATTCTGCTGTGGGACACGGCGATGGTGATGCCGGTACCCAATAGGCTTGCGCTGGGTGATGACGTGCCTGCGGGATTCACCATCTTGCCGCCGCCACCGATTCCGCCGGGTGAACGCAAGCGGCATGTATGGAGCGGTGCGCGCCAGGCGTGGGATGTTGAGGACCTGCCGCCGCTGCCCATGCCTGCCACGGAAATGCCGCCAGAGGATCAGCCCTAACCCGTACGCCATGCTGCACCCGACTTGTAGCAATCGGGTGAACCATGGCGGTGGATCAGTTTCTGCACGGGGTCGAGGTGGTGGATGTCGATGATGGTGTGCGCACCATCTCGACCGCATCGAGCAGTGTTATCGGCATCGTAGGCACCGCGCCCTGGGCAGACCCGGCGGTGTTTCCGCTCAATACGCCGGTGCTGGTGGCCGGCAGCGAAGCCAAGCTGGCGGCACTGGTGGCGAACCCCGAAGCGGGTGCGTCGCGCGGCAGTCTGCCTTACCAATGCGCCAAGCTCTACGATCAGGCCAAGGCGGTGCTGGTGGTGGTGCGTGTGGCGGATGCCGGCGAATGGGACGATACCGTTCGGAATGTGGCCGGCGGTGCGGGGATGTTTGGCCAATTCAGCGGCGTGTATGCGCTGTTGCTGGCGCAGAGTGTGACAGGTGTGAAGCCGCGTATTCTGATTGCGCCTGGCTGGACGGCACCCGCTTTCGGCGTGCCGGGAATGCCGATGCTTAACGAGGTGGTTTCGGCGCTGCAGGTCGTGGCTGGCCGATTGCGTGCGGTGTATGTGCATGATGGCCCCAATACCACCGACGAGGATGCGCTCAAGCTGGCGCAGCTCGCAGCGCACCACCGCGGCTACATGGTGGAGTCGGTGGGGCTCAACGGTCGCGATGGCGAGCCGGCATGGGGCAGCACGCTGGCGGCGGGTGTGATGGCAGCCACGGACAATAACCTGGGCTGGTGGCACTCGCCGTCGAACAAGATTGTTTCGGGTATCACGGAGATTTCGCGACCGGTGGCGTTTGCCATGGGGGATACGGCGTGCTCGGCGAATGTGCTCAATGCGGGCAATGTGACGTGCCTGATTCAGCAGGATGGTTTTCGCTTGTGGGGCAATCGGGTGACGGGCGCGCAAGCGGACCCGAAGTGGAAATACCTATGTGTGGTGCGCACGGCGGACATTATCGCCGACAGTCTGCAGGCGGCCCATCTCTGGGCGGTGGATCGCGGCATTACCAAGAATTATGTGACGGACGTGCAGGAGGGCGTGAACGCGTTCCTGCGTCGCTTGAAATCCCTGGGTGCGATTGTCGGTGGCATGTGCTGGTACGACGCGGCGTTGAATACCCCCGAATCCATCGCGGATGGCAATTTCTACTGGGACTTTGATTTCACACCGACCTACCCGGGCGAACACCTGACCTTCCGCAGTCACCTGGTGAATAACTACCTGACGGAGATTGTGTAATGGGTGCTCCGCGCAGTGTGCTCAAGAATCTGAATCTGTTTGTGGATGGCCGTGGCTATGCCGGCCAGGTGGAAGATATCAACCTGCCCAAGCTCTCGTTGAAGACAGAGGAGTTCCGCGGCGGTGGTATGGATGCGCCGGTCGAGCTGACCATGGGCATGGAAAAGCTGGAGATGGATTTTTCCCTTATTTGCTACGACCGCGATCTGTTGATGCTGTTTGGCGTGGTGGAGGGCAAGCAGGTGCAATGCACGGTGCGTGGCTTTCTGGAATCGTTCGACGGCAGCACCAGCGCGGTGATGATCAATGTGCGCGGCAAGGTGAAGGAGATCGACCGCGGCACATGGAAGCCGGGCGACAAGGCGTCGCTGAAGATCAGCATGGCGCTGTCGTATTACAAGGAAGCGCACGATGCTGCGGTGATTAGCGAAGTGGATGTGGAAAACATGGTTTACAACAGCGGCGGCGTGGATCTGTTGCAGGCTGCGCGCCAGGCATTGGGGATGTGACGTGAGTGACGATTATCAGAAACCGGATTACATCGAGGAAGTGGACGGCGGCGTGGTGATTACGCTGGCGGCGCCGGCCACGATCAACGGGCAGAGCGTGCAAACGCTGTCGATGCGCGAGCCGTGCGGCCGTGACCTGAAGGCGGCGCAAAATGCCAAGGGCACGGATGCGGATAAGGAGTTTCGCCTATTCGCGAACTTGTTGGAGTGCACGCCGGCCGATGTGGAGGAACTGACGCTGCGCAATTTGCGCCGAGTGCAGGAGGCGTTCAAGTTTTTTCGCGGTAGCGATCAGTCTGAATGATCTGCGCCAGGGAGTGATTGCCCTGGCCTCTTATACCGGATGGGGGCGCGCCGAGATTATGGCGATGCCGCTTTCCGAATTGCTCTGGTGGGTGGAAGGGTTGCCGCGCGATGGCTAGCACGAAGCAATTTCATGCCAGCATAGTTCTTGGCGGCCTGGTTTCCGGGGCGCTGAAAAATGCGTTTCGCACGACCGAAAGCGCGCTGGGCAAACTCGGTACCGAACTGAAGACGCTCAGCAACCGGCAGAAGTTGCTGGGCGATTCCATCCGCACGTTCGGCCGCATGGGCAAGGACGTGGAGAGTTTGCGCAGCAAGTATGCGCAGGTGACGGGCGAGGTGGATCGATTGGCCACCGCGCACAAGCGTTTGCAGGCGGCCCAGAAGACTGCCACGGCCATGCGCGATGCGGGGCGTGGTCTTCAACATGCGGGCTTTTCGGCGGGCGTGGCTGGCGCTGCGGGGGCGGTACCGTTGGGTTTGATGCTGCGCGAATCCAACCAATACCAGACCGAGATGGCGCGCGTGCGTGCGTTGGGCTTTGGCGAGCAGGCGGGGCGTGATGCGCAGGCGTTTTCGTCGTCGTTGAAAACCGCCGGCACCAGTAAGTTGGAGAACCTGACGCTGATGCGCGATGCGATGAGCGTGTTTGGCGATGAGCACCATGCGCAGATGGTGTTGCCGTTGTTGGCCAAGATGAAGTATGGCAATGAAGCGGTGTTCGGCGCGGAGCAGGGGGCTCAGAACGAACAGGCGTTTATGAATATGCTCAAGACCATCGAGCTGCGCGGCGGTCTGGCCAGCCCGGTTGCGTTCGCCAAGCAGGCAAATATGGTGCAGCAGGTGATCGCTGCCACGGGTGGCCGGGTGAGCGCGGAGGACTGGATCGAGGTGATCAAGCGCGGCGGCTTGGCGGCCAAGGGGATGGACGATAAATCTTTCTATTACGGGCTGGAGCCGCTGGTGCAGGAGCTGGGCGGCTCGGCGGTGGGTACGGCACTCAATTCCGCGTACCAGAATTTGTATCAGGGGCGCACATCGGTGCGTGCCGCGCGCAACCTGGAAGACCTGGGGCTGATTGGCGATAAGAGCAAGGTGGTGGCGGACAAGGCGGGCCAGGTGAAGTTTCTGGACCCGGGGGCGCTGAAGGGTGCGGACTTGTTCCGCACGTCGCAATACGAGTGGATGAAACAGGTGTTGCTGCCGACGCTGGCTGAGAAGGGCATTACGTCCAAGGATCAGGTGCTGGATGCGATTGGCTCGATTTTCACCAACCGCAAGGCCGCCGATTTGTTCGGGACGATGTATCTGCAGCAAGCGAATATCGACAAGAGCGCGCGTGTTAACGCGGAGGCGTATGACATCGACCAATTGAGCAAGGAGGGCGCGCAGACGGCCGAGGGCAAGCAGCTGATGGCCATGAGCAAGCTGCATGATGCCTGGCTGGTGACGGGTGAAAAGGTGCTGCCGTTGTGGACGCGGGCGATCGAGCTGGCGTCGGGTGTGCTGGATCGGTTCAACGTGTTTGCGCAGAATAATCCGGGGACGGTGAAGGCGATTGCGGTGGGGCTAGGGCTGGTGTCGGGTGCGTTGCTTACGCTGTCGCCGGTGTTGCTTACGCTGGGTGCTGGCCTGCGCGTGTTTGCGTTCTTTCATGTGTCGGTGGTGCGGTTTTTGCCGGTGTTGCGGTTGTTGGGTAGTGCCCTGGGTTTGGTTGGGCAGGGTGTGCTGTGGTTGGGCCGCGCGTTCTTGATGAACCCGATAGGGCTCGCGATCACGGCTATCGCGCTGGGTGCGTATTTGATCATTAAGCATTGGGATGCAATCAGCGCGTTTATGGCGACGCTATGGCAGGGCATCACGCAGATTTTTCGTGGTGCGTGGGACGTAATTGCCGGCATCTTCACCTTGGATGGTGCGCGCATCAGCCAGGGCTGGAACACGATGTGCGACGGCTTCAAAAGCTACTTGTCGCACGTGTGGGAAGGCATCAAGGGCGTGTTTCAGGCGGGCATCGACTGGGTGGTGAGCAAGGTCGATTGGGTGTCGACCAAGTACCGAAGCTTCAAAAAGTTTCTGGGCATGGATTCGGGGCCAGCCGATATCAAGTGGTACACGGGAGCGCCGGGCGAGGAGGCGCCACGGTCTGGTGCCCCTGCTTTGGCACCCGTGGCGATGCGTGGCCGAGGTGCGATGACGCAGACCAATACGTTCAACATCGTGCAGCAGCCGGGTGAATCAAGCGATGCGTTGGCGCGCCGTGTGGCGGCGTTGACGAAGATGGAGCACCAGCAGTATCAGCGCACGGGCATGATGGATCCGGCGTGGGATGGGTGATGGCATGGCGACGAACTGGACAGAGCTGCGCACGGGTTTGCTGGATCTGACGATCGATACGTTTGTGCGCAACGACAGCGGCAATGTGCCGGTGTTGATGATGTTGGGCGGCTTTAAGTTCTCGATCGCCACGGCTGTGTATTCGGAGCTGTCGCGACATACGCAGTTCAGGTGGCCGAAGATGGAGCGCTACGGGAGGTTGGCCACGCGCCAGTACACGGGGCCGGATGAGGACAGCGTGACGTTGCCGGGTGTGTTGTTTCCGGATTGGCGCGGTGGCCATGGGCAACTGGATGATTTGCGCGTGCTGGCGGCGAAGGGGGAGCCGTTGCAGTGGATCGACAGTTTTGGCCGGGTGCTGGGCTGGTGGGTGATCGAGGGTATCGAGGAAAAGCAGGCGTTGCACAAGCAGGATGGCACACCGCGCAAGGTGGAGTTCACGTTGTCGATCACCCGCGTTCCAGACGATCAGATGGTGCCGGCATGAGACGCGAAGGGCTAGCCGTTGGATGCGCGCGGAATCACACGGCGCAGGATGTCGTCGTGGGTGGGCAGTGTTTTGAGATCGTAGGCGGCTTGCAGCGCCAGCCAGCTTGCGGCATCGCCGCCGAAGTAACGGGCGAGCCGCTCGGCTGTGTCGGCGGTGACGGCGCGGCGTTCGTTGACGATTTCATGTATGCGGGTGGCGGGCACACCAAGCGCCAGAGAAAGGGCGTTGACGCTCATGCTGATGGGGGCCAGGAAATCTTCCCGAAGGATCTCGCCGGGGTGCACGGGGCGCATGCGGTTGATGGGCTTGGTCATGGTGTTGCCTGCTTAGTGGTAGTCGACAATTTCAACGTGGGTAGGGCCTGCCTGGATCCACACGAAGCACAGCCGAAATTGGCCGTTGATGCGGATGCTGTGCTGGCCTTTGCGATCACCTTTGAGGGCTTCGAGCATGTTGCCGGGCGGGGAGCGCAGGAAGTCCAGTGTCAAGGCGGCGTCCAGTTGGCTGAGCTTGCGGATAGCAGCGTCTTCGAACGCCCGAAATTTGCGCGGGTGGCCGCCTTCGAACAGGGCTTGCGTGTGTTTGCAGGCGAAGGATTGGATAGCCATGTTGCGCATGGTATTGCGTGTTGCGTAATACGTCAAGCGGATAACGTGTGCGGAGGGGCGCTATGGCCGCATACGTGACGCGCCAAGGTGATGTGCTGGATGTGGTGGCGCTCAAGCATTACGGCCGGGTGTCGTCGAGCATTGTGACGGCGATTTTGGAGGCCAATTATGATTTGTCGGAGCATGGGCCGATCTTGCCCGGCGGGCTGGCCATTGATCTACCCGATATGACCTTGCCCAGCAGCGTGCAAAACGGGGTGTCGTTATGGGATTGATGCCGGCGTTTCGGGTGACGGCGAACGGCCAGGACATCACCGATACGATCCGCGCGCGGTTTGTCAGCTTGTCGTTGAACGATGCGACCGGCGTGGAGGGGGATTCGCTCGAACTGGTGTTGGATGACAGCCAGCCGGCGTGGCCGGTGCGCATCCCACCCACCGGCGCCGAGCTCGAAGTATGGCTGGGGTACGACGATACGGTGCGGCGCATGGGGCTGTATGTGTGCGACGGCGTGACGCTGCGGGGCTGGCCGGGTGAGATGGTGCTGCAGGCGCATGCGGCGCCGTGGGATGGCACGCCGAAGGGCAAGAGCGATCTGCAAAGCCAGAAAACGCGCAGTTGGCCGGATAACACCACCCTTGGTGACATGGTGACGCTTATGGCCGGCGAGCATGGTTTGGAGTCGGCCGTTTCGCCGTCGCTGGCGGAGGTGAAGTTGCCGCACACCGATCAGACCGACGAGAGCGACATCAATCTGTTATTGCGCCTGGCCAAGCGTTACGACGCGATCGCCAAGCCGGCCGGCGGCCGGTTGATCTTCGCCAAGCGCGGCGAATCCAAAAGCGTGACGGGTATTGAGCTGCCGCGCATTGTGTTGACGCCCGGTGATATCGATCAATGGGAGATGTCGCAAACCACCCGCGAGTCACCCGGCACGGTGGTGGCCTATTACCACCTCACCCGCGCGGCGGAACGCCATCAGGTGAGCGCCGGCAGCGGCGATCCGGTGACGCGCATTCGCATCCACTTCAGCGATGCGGATGCTGCCGCGGCGGCCGTGCGCGCCGAGTTGGCGCGCCGGGCGCGCAGGGAAATCCGCTTTTCCATCCACGACATGGCTGGCCGCCCGGATCTGACCGGCGAGGCGATGCTGGTGCTGCAAGGCTGGCGCGAGGATGTGGCCGGCGAATGGCTGGTATCGCACGTGCGACATAGCCTGGACACGCGCGGTTATCGTTGCGGCGTGGAAGCGGAGCGGCCGAATAGTAATCAGGAGGTGGCGGGGTTGATCAATGTGGAGGTGCGGGATGTGGTGGTTGGGCCTGAAGCGGGGTATGCGGCGGCGTAAGGCGTCTTGCGGGCTTTTTAAGCCATGCCAGCCGATGCTGACGCCAAGATACGGTGCTCACCGCTTTGATCGCTACGCGGTGCGGGCTAGCCTGCTTGTGTCGAGGGTGTTCTTCCCTCGGCAGCTAACCCTAGACCGCCTTCCCCCCTGTAGGCGGTGTAGTACCCCAAGGCCCCCGCAAAGGGGGCCTTTCTATCTCGATGAGTCAGTTTTCGACACGTAAGCGTTCAAATAGGCTCACTTGGTGAACGTCCATCATGTCCAAGCTTTCGATGTTGAAGTTGATGAAGTACTGCTGCTGTGATTCGGGAGCCGCTGCGTATTTGGGGTTGGGGACGACTTCCGGCGCGCCGTACACAAACAGGATGCAGTAGCCGCTGTCCTCTTTGACGGCCTTTTCAAGTCTTGTGGTAATGCGCTTCTTGTACGGGCACGATTCGATGATGTCATCACGCAGCAACAGAGAAGGGCTGTAAGCGGCGCCTTCTACCAGCATCTTGCTACTGAACGCCATGCGATATCCAAACTCTAGGCGGCGGGCACGTGCCTTTCCCCAATAGACGAGTTGCACCCCCGCATACCTGCTGGCGTCCTGATTGAAAATGCCCTTGAATAACTGCCCGTAGGCCAGCGTTTGCTGCACAAGCTGCACGCTTTCATCGTATAAACGCCCTTCATCGCGCAGGTGAAGCCAGCGCGATACTAGATTGCTGACCGCGTAGTGATGTCGGCGCCGGCTGCCGGACACTCCGGACGATGCCTCGGTGCGTGATCCCGCTGCGCCAGAGCTGCTGGTGCGGCTCAATGTTCTTTCCGTCGTGCGCACGACGAAATGGTCCTTGGGTCTGGCTGTATGAAATACGTCAGGTATGGCGGGGTTAAGGCTGGATGTCGGGTTGCCCTCTCTTGTCGAGCCGCTGCTGGTGGATGGCGCTTTGATATCGAATCGGCAGTCCTCGATATGGTCGCCATAGGGTCGATAATGCGGCTGGACCTTCAAGTCCTGTTCCGACGCATCCAAGTTGGCGCAGGTCACTTGTGCCGCGCAGCCGTCGCCGGGGCACCGAAAAGCGCGCTTATCATCGATGATCCCAGCCCAAAACAGCTCATAAGCCCGTTCGGCGCTGATGATCTCCCCAAACTGCATGCTGAAAGCTTCCTCAAGCCTCAT